AGGGCCTCCCACAGCGCCGCGACCGGGTATCCGTCCGGCCCGCGCGTGAGGTGCGGCAGGTCGCTGATGTTCTCGACGCAGGCCGCGATGATGGCCTCGGCGTGCATGAGCTCGCGGTCCTCGCCCTGCGCCGTGTGCGCCCCGGTGCGCCCCTCGATGAGCGCGACGGTCCGCCGGTCCATCGGGCGCGCCGTGACCCATGATGCATCGCTCGGGATGTCGAGCCCGGCAGGGTCGCGGGTCGCGTAGTATTGACGCAGGTCGGCGAGCGGCAAGCCCGCCAGCGCGGGGTCGGTCGCGAGCACGAACCGCGTCGAGACGAGCGCCGAGGTCGAGACCGCGAGCGCCATCAGGACACGACCGCCAGAAAGCACCACGCGCCCCTGGCGGCCGTGGGCGTGCCCGTGGTGTCCGCGATGTCGGCCGAGCCGCCGCGGATGGTGACCGTGGAGAAACTCCGCGACTCCTCGATGGTGTCCGGGTCGAGGTCGGCGAGGTAGCCGCCCGGGATGATGAGGGCCGCGCCCGTGGCCGCCGTGCCCTGCAACGGGAGCACCCAAGTCGAGCGCGTCTGACCGCGCAGTCGGGCCATGAGCGCCGAGCGCTGCGTGTCCGCGAACGTGATGCGGGCCTCGACGAGAACGCGCGTGATTTCCTCGTCGGTGCGCTGGAGCACGGACGTCGTCGCCGAGCCGACCGGCTCCGTGTCGACGGTGATGGTCGCCTCCCAACTCTGCACGCCGAACACGGTCCGCGCGCCGGCCTCGGGAGCCGAGCCGCTCAGAGCGCCCGAGATGACCGAGCCGTAACGACGCGCCGTGACCCCGCCGCCGACTGCCGAGCCCGCGCTCGGGGTCGTGCCCGCGATGTCGCCGCGGAAGGGCCCGCTGAAGCGCATGCGCGCCTCGGCCGTGGAGTTGCTCGCGCCGCCGAAGCCGATGGCGAGCTCGCGCAGTCGAGACCCGGTGACGACGATGCCGCGCGCCGCGTCCCGATACCGCCACGAGAGCGACGTGGCGCCGCGTGCCCCGATGACCGGATAGGCCACCGAGCACTTGCGTACGAGGTCATTGACCTGCGGGGTCGCGCTGAATGCCGGGTGCACGGTCACGCGATTCGTGCCCGTATTGACCGACGTGACGCAGGCAAACTCCATCGCGCCGACCGCGTTGGACCACGCGACGACGTCGCCGGGATTGACCTCGCCGATTTCGCCGGCGCCCACGCCGTAGACCGTGGTCGAGACCGCGCCCGTGACCGTCTGATACGTGCCCACCGCAGTGCCGAGCAGGCCGAGCGACGAGGCGACCATCTGCCCCATTGCGGTCGAGGCGAACGCCGTCGAGCCCGGGAGCCGGAAGGGCACCGACACCGGCAGGTCGCCGCGCGAAATGCCGACCGGGAGCGAGTCGCTCGGGGAGTAGGGCGCGTCCACCTCGGGAGGCTGCCCCGCGCCCGACGTCGAGACCAGCGGTTCCTCGTAGAGAGGCACCGCGCCCTGCCCGACCAACTCGGCGATGGGAGCGCGGATACAGTTGATGCGGCTGTACGACAGGCCGCTTACGTCGACGGTGGTGTAGTCCGTCGCGCTCGGCGAGCCAAACGACGATTCGACCGCGAGGGCCAGCTCCTGCCCTGCGAGTAGCCCTGCGCTCATGCTGTCACCTCTGCCGTGATGCGGACGCGCAGCACGCGCCCGATGACTCTGCCGTCGCCGTCGTCGAGCTCGACAATGGCGGTATCTGGATAGACCTCGAGGATGTTCGCGTCCGAGCCCCACACCGACGCCGGTCTCAACGCCTCGACGAGCTGCACCGCGTCCTCGTAGGTCACGAGCCGCGCCAGGTCGCCGTCGTCAGACCACGCGAGGTCGGAGTCGCGGTATACGACGTGTAGCGTGATGTCGTGCCGCACCTCGTCGAGCGTCGAGGAGATGAGGAGCCCCGTGTCGACGGGCGGCCCGATGTCGAGCCACACCGAGCGCGTCGGCAGGCCGGGAAACTCCAGCGCCACGTCCTGCTCGGAGCGAATGCCCCGGGCGCGCGTCCACGGGCACGACTGCACGCCGGTCGGCGTGAGGCCCGCGATGGTCGCGTAGAGCGCGTCGCGCAGGGTCGTGATGCTCACTTGCGCTGCTCCTCGACGAGCGCCGTGAGCAGCTCGCCGATGGTCTGGTCGACCTGCCCGCGGTCTTTCGGCGAGAGGCCGAACCACGGGCGTTTCGCGTCGACGCCCTCGGCGTAGGTCACCGCCGCGCCGCGCACCGTGACGACGCATCGAGTTCGCAGGACTGCGGTCACATCGAGCGACCGCGCGAGTTGTCCCGATGCCGTGAGGTCGACGAGCACTCCGCCCGAGCCCACGCCCTTGCGGGATGCACGCTTGTACTCGGCGTACCCGCCCTCGTATTCCCGCCCGATGATGGCACCGCGTCGCCCGTCGACCCCGCGCTGCGGGCCTCGTCGAGCATGCCACGGCGCGCCACCCTTGGGCTTGAGCCGCCGCGCAATCTCGCTCCGGAAGTAGACCACGACGCGCTCGGTCGAGTACGCCGCGTGTGCCCGGTCGTTGAGCCCGCGCCCCTCGCGGAATGTGCGCTGCGCCATCTGCGTGGCGACCGCCTGCCCGATGGCGCGCATGGCCTCGGTCGTGACGACGCGCGTCGGCCACTTCGAGAGGTCGACCTTTGCGCCGACGGCCATCAGCGGTCGTCCGTGACGCGGGTCCGCGTGACCTCGTAGGGCGCCGACGGGTCGGTCTCGTACCGCACGACCGAGAGGTCGGTGAACGTCGACCCGATGCCGGCCGTCGCGCGCCCCGTGGCGGCCCCGATGGCGGTCTCGCCCGTGTCGACCACGCCGTCGCCGTCGAGGTCGGCCCAATCGACCAGCGCGAGCACCTGGTCGATGCTCTCGACCGCGCGCGCCCGGTAGTACGCCGCGAGGTCGGAGCGGTCAGCCCCGGCGCTCGATGTGCCATCGACGATGGCAGCGGCCGTGAGGTAGGCGTGCGCGCGTTGGAACTGCGAGCCCGGCAGCACGTCCTCGACGCGGGGCGCGATGCGAGACCGCACGAGGAGCACGAGGTCGTCGAGCGCCGCGTCGCGCTGCGCCCGCCACGAGCCCTGCCCCATCGGGCGAGAGCGCAAGTCCGGGAACGCCGCGAGCACGTCAGCGTCGGAGAGGCCCGTGGAGAACGCCATCGCCACGATGTGCAGGACGTCGCGGTCGCGCCGGTAGTCGACGGTGATGCCCTGCGTGGCCGCCGTGTAGTCGACGGACCACCGCACGTTGCGGGTCGGGGTCGTGCCGACGTGACCGGACGCGATGACCGCCGACCGCTCGTGCCAGTGCAGGGTCAGCGTCGAGGCCGAGACCGTGACGGGATGCGGCAGCGGCTCGGCAAGCTCGACCGTCCCCGCGAGCGCGCCTGTCGTGACCTGCCGCACCACGCGGACCGACGCCTCGATGGTGCCGATGCCGTAGAGCATCGCCGCTGCCGGGGAGTCGGGGGACGCGAGTATCACGGGAGCGCCGGATGCGCCCCACGTCACGGTCAGAGTGCGCCGGTCAGTCGAGATGGAGGAGACGGTGTCAGGCTCGCGCGCGAGGTCGAGCGTGTACGTGAGCGCACCCGTGGGCCATGTGACCGTGAGGGTCGGGTCCGAGGCGACGACGCCGTCCGGCGGCCACCACCGGAACCGATGCGCCTGCCCCGTGTTGAGTTTGCGCGCGGCCATGGTGCGAGCCTACCACACACCGCGCGCGAGGTCGACGCCCTACACCGCCGCGCGATTCGCCGCCGTGATGTCGGCCTCGGTCGCCTCGCGGTAGCCCCATCGCAGCGCAGTCGAGAGCGGCACCGCGAGCCACGAGTGCCGGCAGTTGTAGCCGCCGCCGCTGTCGAGCGGATGCGGCAGACCATTGACGCCGTTGTCCAGCTTGGGGGCGAGGGCTCGCGATACCCACAGCCCCACGAGCGCCGCGCAGAACGGGCGCGTAAGGCCGTCCTCCGGGCCTCCGTAGGCGTACCCGAGGATGCCCGGCAGCTCGTCGGCGTAGGCCCCCGCCACGGCCCGCGCGTAGACCGCGGTTTGTGTGCGCGCCTCGGTCGCGGCTTTCTCCGTCGAGATTTCGAGCCGCTTCGAAAGCCGCTCCGACAACTCGGTCAGCGACTCCAGCCGATACCCCTCGCGGAGCAGCGGCATCAGGTCCGTCGCGACCGAGAGCGACGCGCCCCGGAAGGCGTCCCGCGCGTCCCGCTTCGCGGCGTCAATGACGGACGTGAGCGCCTCGACGTCGATGACCTCACTCGGGTCGAGGCCGAGGGAGCGGAGATGCGCCGGGGTCGCGCGCTCGACCGCTTCGAGCCCGTCGAGCCACGCGTCTTGGACCTCGCCCGTGAGTTCGGCGACTGCCGCCGCGACCTCGTCGAGCTGGACCGCGATGATGCCCGCGCGCCAATCGCCGTCACCGGCCTGGTCGAGCAGCTCGAGGAGCCGCTCGCGCAGGGTCGCGCGGAGGCCGACGAGAGCAGCGGCAGTCCGCTGCCCCACGTCGTCGATGTCGGCCTGCCGCCGACGCAGTGCCGCCCGTATCGCTGCGGGCAGTGCCATGCGTCAGCGGCGGGGCTTGCGCTTGGGCGCCTCGACGGCCTCGGGCGCGTCGACCTCGGGCTCGACCGGCTCGAGGATGTGCACCGCGCCCTCGCCGTACTGCTCGCGAATCCACGCCACCTGGTCCGCGGATAGGTCCGCGGTCCACGGGTGGTTGTTCTGTCCCATCGTGGGTACTCGCTTGAGGACGCGCGCGCGCATCAGGCGAGACAGTCGGTGATGGTGTATCCGGCCTGCGCCATCGTGGCGACCGCGTCCACGTAGACCTCGCCGGTGATGATGACACCGGCCGCGGTCGGGGGAACGGTCATCGTGCTGCGGATGCTCATCGGCAGCACAAGGCCGCCGCTGATCACCCCGAGCCCGTCGAGCGGGTCCTCGACCACGAGCACCATGGCGGTCGGACGCACGAGCACGTCACTGCCTGCGGCGCGCGCACCCTCGCCGAGACGACCGAGCCACACCGTGTCGGTGAGGAGGTCGGCCGACGTGTGCGTCAGGCCATCCGCCGACGTCTGCCGGCGCGCATCGGCGATGATGAGGTTGAGCCCGAGGTCCGCGCGGAAGGCCGCGATGAGGTACTCATCGGAGGCGACCGGCCGCGAGATGGCCGCCGCGCCCGAGGTCAGGATGGCGATGCCCCGCGCCTCGGCGCTGCGAGCAACGGCAGCCGCGACCGCGCGCGACATGATGACCGTGTCGGGCAGCATGCCGAAGCACTGCGCGCGGAACACCTCGATGGCGGCCCGCAGGTCGCTCATCGGAGCTGCCGTCGCCGTGGTCGACCACTGCACACCCGCGCCGCCCGAGAGGGCGGTGAGAGCCGCCGTGCCGGTCCAGTTGCCGGTCGTCGAGAACAGGGTGAGCACCTCGGCCTCGACGGCGAGGGCGAGCGAGCGCGCGATGGACTGCGCCTCGAATTCCTCGATGGCGGCAGGCATCTGCGACCGCTCGAGGAGGCGCTGCGGCAGGACGTCCGAGGCCAGCTTGCGCTCGACCGTGCGGTACGTGACCGTGGTCGGGGCGCCGAGCGAGCGCTGCGGGTAGTCCGCGCCGAGCGCTGTCTCGAGCGCCTGCGGGGTCCCGAGCATCGACGCCGAGGGCGCGACGAAGATCGTGCCCTGGTGGTCGCGGGGGGCGACGCGGACGGTGCTGTTGCCCAACTTGGGGAACACCAGCCCGTTGAGGTCCTGCATCGCGCCGACGACGCCGATGGAGGACAGGATCGGATTGATGGGCGCGAGTTGCGCCGTCGTGTAACCAGCCATGTCTTACGCCCTCCTTAGGCGACGAGGATGCGGATGCCGGAGAGCAGGATGCTGCACACGGCGTCGTTGGCGGTCGCGCCGGTCGAGGACCGACCGCCGAGCATGGTCCCGAGGCCGAAGTCACCCGACGCAGCGGCCTTGACCTCGGCGTCCGCGGTGCACCCGATGGTGGTGCCCGGGGCGATGGCGGCCGAGGCCACGGCGTAGTCGACGCGACCCTGCACGACCACGTCGATGAGGTCGCCGACCGCGGCGGCAGCGGTGCCCGCCACGCCCACGATGAGGTGACCCGTCGCGCTGGTGCCGTCCGTCGCCTGCGTGACGACCGGGATACCGGTGGAGTAGGAGTTGAGGCGCACGAACCGACCGCGCGCAATGGCGGCCGACGCGATGCACGTGATGGTGACGGGCTGGCTCATCGGGTGCTCTCCTTCCGGCCGAGGGCCGCTGCGATCAGTTCGTTCGCCTTGGCGACCGCGGCCTGCGCCGCGCTCGTCTCGGGCTTGGGCTCGGCGGCCCCGCCGTGCCCCGCCGCGCTCCCGACCTGCGCCTGCGGCACCATGTCGGAGAGCATCGCGCGCACGTCGTCGAGGCCGATGCGGACGGCCCGCTCGACCCACGACTGACGCGACGCCTGCGGGATGCGGGTCTCGCGGATGGCACCATCGACGATGGCCTCCGCGTCCCGCGTGCGAAGCGCGAGCTCCGCGGCATTGGCGCGCTCGGCATCTGCCGACAACGCACCCTTCAGGCGCTCGACCTCTCGGGCGAGCTCCTCATTCCGCGCGGTCATCGCCGCGGCTTCCTGCTCGGTCACGAGCGCCTCCGTTCCGCCTGCAAGAGACGCGAGCGCCGGGGCGGTCCGGACAGCGCGCGGGTAGTCGAGCGGCATGCGGCCGCCCATGAACATCCAGTCATCAGCGTCGGTCGCGATGCGGTCCACGAGGCCCCGCTCGACGGCGTCCTGCGCCGAGTACACCGACCCATCGCCGAGCGCCTCTCGACTCACGCCACGACCGCGCGCGATGTCGTCGAGCATCACCTCGGCGAGCGCGTCAACCCGTCGCTGGAGCGCTGCGAGGTAGTCGCCGTCATCGACCGACGCGCGCTTGCTCGGCGTCTGCGTGCTCACGACCTCGACCACGTGCTCGGCGTCCTCGACGTAGAGGGTCACGACCACGCCCACGCCACCGACCTGCGCAGTCGGCGACGCGACAATCTCATCGGCGCCCGAGATGACCCACAACGCCGCTGATGCCGCCGTGCCGTAGACGTAGGCGACGACGTAGACGCCCGCGGCCTGCGCTCGTGCGATGGCACGGCGGGTCTCGACGACACCAGAGACGTAACCTCCGGGGGAGTCGACGTGGATGATGAGCACGGGATGGCGCTCGGCCATCGCCTTGTCGGCCTCGTGCCGAGCAGCGCTGTAATCGTAGGGGTAGAGCCCGCCCTCGAGGTGCATCGAGCCGACCGCACCATCGGGCAGCACCCGCGCAGGCCGAGGCGCCGAGAGCGCCCGCGCATGCCCTGCGAGCACGGCCAGTTCCGCAGGCGCCATCGATGCGCCCGTGCCCTCGTCTCGCTGCATGTCGACCTCCTTGAGCCGCTCGACCCACTTGCGCCCGGGGTCGCCGCCCCACAGGAGCCACGCCACGTATCCCGGCGTCTCCTCGCCATCCTGGTCATCGACGCCGCGCTCGAAGTCGTCAGCGTGCCTCGCGAACCATGCCGGAGCCTCGACCGTCGCCCATTGCTCGGACTGCGGCTCACCATCGGCGATGCTGTTGGCGCGTCGCACGGTCTCGGGCTTGAGGCCGTCGCCGGACCTGCCCGCCTCGTGCAGCTCGACACCTCGGCGCGCGGCGTCCTGCACGGCCTCGGGCGGCGTCAGCTCGGCGGTCGTGAGCGCCATCAGAGCCCGCCCGGCAGCCCGCCCGGAGGCGGCGTCATGGCGACAGTGCCCGCGACCCGCGCGCGCTCACTGCGCCCATCTGCGGCTGTCGAGGGCGGCGCAAGTTCGAGGGTCGCGCGGATGTGGCGCTCGTCGTCGGGGGACGGCGTGAGCAGGCCCGCCGTCTGAAGCGAGACCACGTCCGCGATTCGCTCAACCCACAGCGGGGAGCGGATGCCGGCGTAGGTCAGGCGCGGCAGCTCGGCGAGCGGGAGCGGGCCGATGTTGAGTGCGACGATGGCGCGGACGTAGGGCGCGAGACCCTCGGCGACCCACTGGCACAGGTCGCCCGCGAGCTGCGCCGCGAGGTCTGCGTGCACCTGCGCCGTGGAGTACGAGCCCGACGAGGACGCCGAGCCCATCGCGAGGTGCTGCACGTAGCACGCTTGCAGAATCTGCCGCTCGAGGTCGGCGACCACGCCAGAGAGCGGAGCGGCCGAGTCGGGTCGACCTTCCCACGCGAGCGTTGCCCACGAGGGCATCACCAGCGCGGCCTCCTCGTGCGATGACCACTTGCGGGCGATGTCGAGGAGCGCCGAGCGCGCCGACTCGATGGCCGATACGTCGGGCGGCCCGCCATCGCTGCGAGCCGAGCGCCCGAGGGCCTCCTCGTCGATGCTGATGGTGGGCACCGGTACCGCAGTCCGCTGCATCGCGACCGCGCGAAGGCGCATCGTGGCCGTGTAGTCCGTGGCGAGCGGCTCGATGTGCCGCATGATTCCGAGCCCCTCGACGCCCGCAGCCGGCGAGGGATAGACCAGGTGCACGAGCCGCTCGTAGGGCAGCCGCACCGATGTCATGCTCGACAGCCCGCCCGGCTCGCGTCGCCACTGGTCCACGGCGACCACGCGCCCGTCCCGGTCGTAGACCCACTGCCGCACGCTCGACTGGTCGCGCGGCTCGAGGTCGACGTAGGTCGTGCCCTCGTAGGGATACGCCACCATCTCCGCGAGGCTGAACCCCATCAGTGCGCCGCGCAGGAGGTCGCGCAGTCGCGACTCCCACGAGGGCAGCGCGATGATGCGCCCCTCCCACTCGATGACCGGCGAGCTTGCGCCGCCGAGGCCGAGCACGCGCCGCACGACCGCCGCAGCGGCCTCCGACGCAGGCGAATCCGCCACCGGGGAGACGTCCCACGTGGCCGAGGTCGCGAGGCCCGACAGCGCCTGCCACCCGACCCGCACAGGCGCACACCGCTCGGCGACGCTGTACGCTCGGATGCGCTCCGACAGCACGGCGAAGCGACGCGCGTGCTCGCCATCCTGCGCCGCGAGAGAGTGCGCGCCGATGCCCCGACCTGGTACGGCCTCGGGCGCGACGTAACCGGATACGCGGACAGCCTGCGGCATGTGCGCAGACTACCACACGCCGTCAGCCGATGCACGCACGGTGCGTCGGGCTACTCGGCGAGCGCCTCGACCGTGCGGCAGGTCGTCTCGAACCCCGCCGACGTGCAGTGATAGTCGACACCCTTGCACCGCGCCGCCCACGTCCACGAGGCATAGTGCATCTCCACCTCTCGCACCTCGACCTGCTGCTCCGTGCACGGCATCTGCGACACGCTCATCGCGCGCGCCGAGGACTGCCACTGCGCGGAGCAGCCTGCGACGACGAACGCCGCGAGGATGAGCCTACCCATCTCCCACCTCCTGCGGCCCTCGCCGCACCGTCACGAGTAGCACGCGCCCTGCCGGCTCGCAACTACTCGTGCCACGATCCCGGCGCCTCGTATCGCCCCCGCCCCTGCTGCGTCGGAGCAGGCGCCGTCGTCGGAGGACCGGGCGGCGACCAGAGCACGTGACGCACCGCGTACCGCAGCGCGTCGGCGTGGTGGTCGTGCGTCCCGTCCTTCGCGGGCCTGCCGGGTTGCCTCGCGTCCCACCGATACCCCGATAGCGCGCGGGCCAGAGTGCGCCGCCCCGCTGGAGCGCGCAGCCCGGTCTCGTAGAGCTGCCGCGCCACGGTCAGCGCGCCGCGCTCGAGGGCGAGGTCGACGCGCGTGCAGCCAGCCGGGATGTCCTTGCGCGACGGGTCGCGCTCGACGATGGGCACCATGCCGAGCCCCTGCGGATGCGGTGCGCGCACCAGGTCGAGGTCAGAAATCTTCGTCTGCATGTTCCGAGCTTCGCCTGCGGGGTCGCAGACCACCATATCGAGCGGGATACGCCGGTCGCCCGGGGTCCAGTGGCGACGCGGGATGCAGTCGGCCGCGAGACGCGTCAGCAGTTCGGGCAGTGACTCGTCATCCGGTGCCCACTCCCGTACGACACACCACTGGTTTCGCCCGGTCTCAGCGAGGGCCAAGGCCGCAGGGTTACGCAGCCCGAAGTCCATCGTGAGGAGGCACCGCATTGTCGACCAGTCCGGCACCAGGTCGACGACGCAGCGCTCGGGGGCCCACGAGCGGAACACGGACCCGACCGGGGGGAGCGGACGATTCTCGACGAGCGCCGCATAGTCTCGGTCCGAGAGCGTCGCGCGCATGCGCTCCAGCCACCCGACGCCGAGATTGGCCGCGTTCTCCGCACTCGTCGGCAGG